CCCATCGTTATCCAAAGAAGATAGAGCGAGCCCTCCAGCTCTTGCGGTAAAATACACACCGCCAGTGTCAAAATTGAGATTCTTAGACTTCGCGGAATCTCTATACGCCAATTTGTGAAAGGATAAAATTGTTGTATGTAATGTCCATTACACACACATGTAAATACATGTACAAAATTGTTTTGCAACTAAGTGGACACTTAGACTATGCAGTTATTACGTATTTTTCCAACCAATGTTTTACTCTCTCATCAAAAGTAACCCTAGTGGCTGGAACTGGTAGATCGACTAATTTACAAACTTCTGTCATTTGCGCAGATCTTAAGTCGTACACGTCTCTACCATGAGCGAACCATTCATGCATAGCACCTTCAATACAAGAAGTTGCTACTTCACGGTCCGTTACATTCTTAGATTTCTGGTTACTATGTAATGATTTGAAAATTGACATCTCGTCTAACTTTCCAATTCTAGTTCCAATCTCAGGAATGTATTGTGACTGCCTTTTCAGGAAGTCAGTATCTGCTATATCCATAAAATCGGGAATATCGTCTTCCCGTTTATCAGGTGGTGTTATTTTCATCTTAAATTTACTTAAATAAAGCTTAAAAGAATGATAATTGAACTTCCTGTATCCCTCAGCAACACTTCCTTTAAAATCATCACCATATGTCATTGCAGCTACATGGTCTCTAAAATTTTTCGCATCAGGGTATTCATCAAAGAATCCCATGCGTACATAAAGTGAGCCAGCAGTACTGTTAATGTTAACGGTAATGTTATTTCCAGAAGTATTCATATTGTATGACATAATCAAAGTACCATTATAGTCAATCAACGGATGCACCATATCATTTACGATGCAGAACATGATAACCAGATCAATTTTTTCATAACCACCTATCTCCGCCAATTCTATATACGAAAGTAATACAGCTCGCGTAATTTGTGAGCTCATCCGAACATCGTACTTAGAATAATCCCAAGCAATAGCCTCATCTTCACTAAACTTTTCAGCGTGAGACATAAGGCCATCCCATTGGTCAGAAAAAGCATTAACACCAACAGCGCACTCAGACAATTCAGGGTGCAAAGACAAAAATCTAGCTATTGGCAAAAAGTATTTCCTAACCAGTATACTAAAAGCAACTGGGAAAGCTTGGAAAACCCGAACCTTCGTCACACCAATGACGGTAGGTTCATCCTTCAACGTAGCAGAGGTTATAGGATACCCTCTTTCATTACGTTTCCAACACTCTAGAAGCCTATTCATTTCAGTTTTAATCTCATCACTAGGGATGCGATCAAGTAACTTCTGACCATCTCTAACTTCTACAAAGTGTTTGTTTTTCGGACCAAATATTGGAAACCCCATCCCTGTTGACATATTTAGAGGATCAATAAAATGAACTCCATCTATACCAAGGACCGCTTCCTTATCTGTTAAAATCCTAAAATCATACTTCTTCTTATAAGTTCTCATAATAACTTTTAATGGTGCCAACCAATCCTGTCGTGAT